TAGAGTGGGAACATCTGCAGGTGGAACACAAAATTTAGATACAACTGCAGTGGTTACAGATTTTAGAGCTGGTAAAATAATAAATAAAACATTTACAGCTACAGCACAAACATCATTTATTTATGTGGAATCAGATGGCGTGCAATTAGATGTTGATTATATAAGAATAGCAAGAAGTGATATAGCAAATAGAAAATTAAGTTTTATTTCTTACGATAATTATTTACAAAGCTATAAACCAACTGATGATACAAATAATAGTGGTAATTATGCTGCACCATTAAGAGTTTATATTTTACCTAACTATACAGCATTCGGTGTAAGTCCAAGACCAAATTTAAATGAATATACTGTAAGTTATAATTATTATACTACACATACAGATTTATCTGCTCATGGTGATAATATGAGTTTACCTGACAGATTTAGAACTTTGATAGTTGATAGAGCTAAATATTACACATACATGTTAAGATCAGATCCACAACATGCACAGTTAGCTGATAGAGATTTTCAAAGAAAACTTAGATTATTAAAAGTAGATTATGCTACTAAAAATGATTATATGAGAAGTGATACGATTGCAGAAAGCATTGCAACAAATATAGGAGCTAGAGCAAACTAATGGCTATTAGAGAAGAAAATAAAAAAGTTCAAGATAATATGGATTATAAATCTGATAAAGATAAAATGCAAGAAGGAATGCTAATGGCAAAATTAACTAAAACACAAAAACTAGCTTTAAAGAAAAAACAAAATATTGCAGATGCAACTGGTGAACCTATAAAAGCTGAAGATTTAGTTAAAGATAAAGTATTTATAGCAGCAGGAGATAAAAAAGAACCTGCTACAGTTGAAGAAATTAATAATTATTTAAAAGAAATTAAAGAGGGAAAATAATGGCTATTAGAAAAGAAGGTAAAGAAGTTCAAGATAATATGGATTATAAATCCTCAAAAGAAAAAATGCAAGAGGGAAATAGAATTGAAAAAGTAGATGTATTTAATCTTAGAGACTATCTTAAATATAAAGATGCAATACAAAATGATAAAGATTTAAAAGATGTATTTCCAGGTGATTATCCAATTAAACAATTAGATTTATTTAATAAATTATTACAAAAAGAAAACCAAGAAAGTTAATTAAATGCCAACAACAGATTTAATATCCCCATTTGTTGTAAGTTGTGCTGGCGGTTTAACATTGAATAAAGATGTATTCTCAATGCAACCAGGTGAAGCATTAATCTTACAAAACTTTGAACCCGATATTAAGGGTGGATATAGACGTGTTAGTGGTACAGCATTATATAATACAACTCAAATTCCACAAGGATCTAGTAATACTAGTTTAGTAGTTGATTGTTCTATTGTATTTAATGGACAAGTAATTGTAGCTAGAGGTGGCGATATACACAGAGGAACTACATCAGGTAGTTTTACATCATTAACAACTGGGTTAGGAACTTCTACTAGAGCTTATGATTTTGAAAAATTTAACTTTAGTGGAACAGAAAAGATTATTATTGCAACAGGACACTCACCTGCACAGATAATTAATTCTAGTTTTGCAGTAGATGTTGTAAATGCAACAGGTGGTGGTACAGCTCCTACTAACCCTAAGTTTGTAAAAGCATTTCAAAATCACATGTTTTATGCTGGAGCAACTAATCCACAAGAAGTTATATTTAGTGTACCATTTGAAGAAGATAATTTTACAACAGCAAGTGGTGCAGGATCATTTAGAGTTGACTCTACAGTTGTAGGATTAAAAGTATTTAGAAATGAATTAATTATTTTTTGTGAAGATAGAATATATAAATTAACTGGAACATCATCTAGTACATTTGCTGTTCAAGAAGTTACAAGAAATATTGGTTGTAGAGATGGTGGTAGTATTCAAGAGATTGGTGGTGATGTTATATTCTTAGCACCTGATGGATTAAGAACTATTGCAGGTACAGCAAGAATTGGTGACGTTGAACTTGGATCTATATCTCGACAAATACAATCACGAATTGATGAAATTACTTTAGATAGAGTTTCATCATTAGTTATTAGAGCTAAATCACAATATAGAATTTTTTATCCAACAACAGGTGGATCACAAGGTTCATCAAAAGGAATTATAGGTGTATTAAAAAATAATCCTAATAGAGGATCTATTGGTTTTGAATATGCAGATATGTTAGGTATTAAACCTGCTTGCACAGATTCAGATTTTATTAGTGGAACTGAAACACAAGTATTTGGTGGTTATGATGGTTTCTTATATAAAATGGAAAGTGGTAATACATTTGCAGCAGGAGCAACTAATAATACAATACAGGCAGTTTATAGATCACCAGATATGGTAATGGGTGATCCAGGATTAAGAAAATATATGCAAAGAGTTAATCTTAATTACCAAGGTGAAGGATCAACTATTAATGCAAGTTTAGCATTAAGATATGATTATGATGATCAATCTACACCACAACCAACTAAAATCTCATTACCCAATGCAGGTGGTGCAGGTTTATATGGTACAGCAAAATATGGAAGTGCATTATATGATGCATCAGGTGTACCACTTTTAAGACAAAGTATTGAAGGATCTGGTTTTGCAGTTGCATTACAAATAGATGATCAAAATAGTGCAGATTCATTTTCAGTTAAAGGCTTTCAATTAGAATTTACCCCAGGAGGAAGAAGATAATGGCAGGATATTCAGCACGACAATCCACATTTACAACAGGTGATACTATATTAGCAGCTCATTCTAATGATGAGTTTAACCAATTAGTATCTACATTTAATGCAACCACAGGACACACGCATGATGGAACTGCGGGTGAAGGTGGGCCTATAACATCTATTAGAGATGCTAACACTTTAAACAAAGTATTAGTAGATTCTAGTAATAATCATTTAGAATTTTACGTAAATGTATCTTCATCATCCGTTCAACAATTAAGAATACAAGATGGTGCAATTGTTCCTATTACAACAAATGATATTGATTTAGGTACAAGTTCATTACAATTTAAAGATGTATTTGTTGATGGAACATTAGAAGCTGATGCAATTACTTTAGATGGAACTAACTTAACTTCTACATTTGCTGCTTTAAGTGGTGCAACATTTACAGGTAATGTAGAAATAGATGTAGCAACAGGTGATCCTGCAATTATATTAGATACACAAGGTGCTGATAAATTTCATATTGCTGTAGATGATTCAGATTCAGATCAATTAGTAATTAAATCTGGTGGAACTGTTGGTTCTGGTAATGGTATTAAAATGGATAGTGATGGTGATGTATTTATCACTGGAGATTTAACTGTTACTGGTGATGATTTATTTATGGGAACTAATACATCAGGACATGTTTTAGTTGCTGATGGTACAAATTTTAATCCAGTAGCAATATCAGGAGATGTTACAATTAGTTCAGCTGGAGCTATAACAATTGCAAATGATGCAGTTGAAACAGCTATGGTTAATGATAACGTAGTAACAGGACAATCAGAATTAACATCCGTTGCTTCAGATGATGTAATATTAGTTTATGATACTGATGCAACAACTCTTAAAAAAATTACAAGATCTAATTTTGTATCAGGACTTGCAACTTCTTCTGCATTAAATAATGTTGTAGAAGATACTACACCACAACTAGGTGGTAATTTAGATGTTAATGGTCAAGATATTGTTTCAGTATCAAATGGTAATATTGATATTATACCAAATGGTACAGGAAAAGTTAATATAGGTGGAGATGGAAGCACTAATGGTATAGCTGTAACTGATGGTCTAATAGATATTAGAGCAGGATCAGGAGCTGTATCAAAAGTAAAATTTTATTGTGAAGTTAATAATGCACATGCTCAAACATTACAAGCACAACCACACTCAGCTGGAAGTTCAGCAGTATTAACATTACCAGTTCAAACTGGTACTTTAGTTGGTACAGGAGATACAGCATCTGTATCAAATACTATGTTAGGAACAGGTATAGCTGCGACAAAACTAGCAGATGGATCTATATCTAATACAGAATTTCAATATTTGAATGGAGTAAGTTCAGCTATTCAAACACAACTTGATGCAAAAGCAGGTGCAGGATTTGCCGTAGCTATGGCAATTGCCCTTTAATCTTGACTTTTTTGCATAGAGGTGTATAATATATATAAATAGGAGAAAATAATGGCTCAAGATTTTGAGAGAGAATATAAATCATCAATATCTAATTCATCAGGATCAGCAACTGCATTTACTGCAACTGACTCAGATGATGCTTTAATATCTATAAGATGCGTAAATAAATCAGGTAACTCTGCTACTATTTCAGTTTTGATATCTAGTGGTGGTACTGATTATTACGTAATTTTTGGAGCACCTATACCTGCAGGTGGATCATTAGAATTAATTGATTCTGGTAGTAAAATAGTTCTTCAAAATGGTGATGTATTAAAAGCATTTTCAGATACAGCATCAGCTATTGATGTTTTAGTAAGTCGTGTTGATAGTATAAGCACATAAGGAGAATAATAATATGGGATACGTAGGCAGAAAACCAGCAGACGCAGCTCTTACGAGTGCTGATATAGCACCAGGATCTGTAGATACTGCACAATTAGCAGCAGATGCAGTAACAACTGCAAAGATTGCTCCAGCTACAGTTGCAGCTGCAGATATTGCACCTGGAACTGTAACAACAACACAAATAGCTCCTGCAACAATTGCAGCTAGTAATATAGCACCTGGAACTATTACAACTACACAGATTGCTCCAGCTACAGTTGCAGCTAGTAATATAGCTCCTGGAACAATTACAACTACACAAATTTCACCAGCAGTTACATTAGGAACTCCAGCAGTTACTTCTAATCCACCTGCTCCATCTTTATCAGAGGGAGATATGTGGTTAAGAAAAGACTTAAGTGCACCAGGAAATTTAAAAGCATATTTAAATGTACCTGCTTCTTTTGCTGCATCTTCAAATTATCCATTAACAGGATATGTATTTTATGCAGCTGGAACT